GCTGCAGTCGCTGCAGCAGGGCTTCGCTGCGACCACCGGCCTGCCGGAGTCGTGCCGTGACGTGGTCACCATCGGGGCTGAGGCCCGGCTGCTGCCCTACCTGGACGTCGCCCGGCTGCCGGTCACGTCGGCTGAGGCCGACGAGATGAACCAGACCAGGCCGGTCGGTGCTGCGCTGCAGCTGTCGCAGGAGATCAAGAAGACGTACCAGTCCCGCCTCTTGATTGAGGCGGGCAAGCTGCAGGACCGCTTCCCGGTCCAGATTCGGAGGGTCCGCTAGTGGCGATCATCGTCAGCCCCAACCCGCGAGATGTGGCCACGACCCCTGGGGCGGGGGCCGGGGATGCGACTATCACCACCCCACCGGTTGACGTGATCGGCACCCCGACTGGCACGACGACCAACACGGGCACGCTGTCCATCAACTTGAACCTGGGTGCCTCGGTCATCGGCGGCATCACCGCTCCCGGCCAGACCGCCTGGGGTGGGACGGGGACCTTCGTCCGGTTCCTGGCGCCGAACGCGAACAACACCGACCCGAACAGCATCTGGTACCGCTACAACTACAGCTTCGCCACCACGGGGAAGATCACCTGGACGCTCATCCCGCCCACCGGGGTGAGCTCGCAGATCCTGACGACCGACACCGTGGGGACGTCGGCGTACTTCGACATCTCGCAGTTCGGCCTGTACAAGGTGGTCGCCACGATCACCGACAACAACGGCCAGACGATGAGCAGCTACACCCAGATCGCTTCGCTGGGTGACGGCACGGCGAGCAACTTCTCTTCCTCGGCACCGAAGCCGGCCTTCGACCTGACGTGGACCGGCTCGACGGCGGTGACCACACCGGCACCTGGGACGACGACACCCAACCCCACGCAGCCAACCACCCCGGTGGTCGTGCCGCCCACCACTCCGGTGGCGCTGGGCAAGGCGCGCAACTACTCCAGCCAGGCCACCGAGCAGACGCTCACCTCCGGCATCAACAGCGTGGTCACGCAGATCACGGTGTCCTCGGCGGCCGGCTTCCCGGCCTCCCTGCCGTACACGCTGCTGCTGGACTACGGCCAGGCTAGCGAGGAGATCGTCACCGTCACCGCTGCCAGCGGGACGAGCCTGACGATCGTGCGTGGTGAGGACGGCTCCGCTCCGGTCGCTCACGCGGCCGGCGCCAAGGTCCGGCACGGCATCACGGGCCGGGACCTGCGCGAGCCACAGGCCCACATCAACGCTGGTGCCGGGGTGCACGGCCTGGCCGGCAACGTGGTCGGCACCGTGGATGCGCAGACGCTGACCAGCAAGACGATGGACGGTCAGCTCAACGTCTTCCGCAACATCCCCAGCTCCGCGCTGGGGACGGACGTCGCCACGACCAGCAGCGCGCAGGAGCTGCGCAGCAAGACGCTGGACGGCAACTACAACACCTTCAAGAACATCCCTGCCTCGGCTCTGGCGGCCGGGGCATCGGGCACGCTGACGGCGGACAACACCGCGACGCTGTCCAACAAGACCATCGACGGCAACCTCAACACACTGAGGAACATCCCGCTGTCGGCGGTCCAGGGCCTGTCCACCCAGAACCTGCAGAGCCGGTACTGGTACTGCAACGGCACGGCCTGGAACCAGCGGACCAACGAGTCGTCCACCAACGACTACGTCCTCTTCCAGCTGAACCTGGGTCCGGTGGACCCGGGCTGGGTCATCGTGACCAGCGCCCTGGTGCTGGACATCTTCGGGTCCATCAAGGTCGAGTGGTTCATTGACGGTGGCACCACCTGGCAGCGTCGGGCGATGGGCCTGACGGACTACCGGTACTCCACGCAGACCCTGGCCAAGGGCATCACGATCCCGACCACGAGTGCGTTCGCCTTCTCCGGCGGCAACCTGCTCCTGCGGGGTGTCGTCAACCAGAACGGTGGTGACGGCTCGTACTCCACGCTGGGCACCTACTCGCGCTGCGAGATCGCCTGGTTCGGTGGCGGCGACGTCGCGCACTCCACGGCCACCAACACGGCCACGCTCAACCAGACCGCCTGAGAGGGGTAAACCGTGGCGCTCGATGAGAGCCTTTCCCCGGACATCACCGAGCGGCTCCCGGTCGGCTTCTCCGGCAACCCCACGGGTGGGGTGCCGACCCCACCCACGCTGGTCCAGTCCGACGCCCAGTGGGACGTCGGGATCGGTGACCAGGCCTTCCTGCTGGCGGCCAGCAAGGACAACCCCTACCGGCGTGAGTCGGCGGATGTGTCCAAGCAGCAGCTGGACACCAGCAAGGAGCCTGGCGAGCAGACCCTGAACCAGTGGTGGCTGCGGTCGCAGACGTCCTGGCACCACGGCAGCGGCATCAACTTCTACGAGCCTGGCTCTGACGAGGGCGCCACGCAGTACCGCTTCGCTGAGGCGTACGGCGTGGACATCTGGACTCAGGGCCAGGTCTCGCTGCTGCACAAGATGGACGGGGCGACCGGCCAGGCTGGTGGGGCCACCGATGCCAGCTCCACTCCTGCGGTGTCGGCTACCGCTGTGGTCAACGGGGAGAACGTGGCCGTCCTGCTGCACGCAGGGCGGATCACGATTGCCTCCGGGGTCAACCGGCTGGGCACCACGCACTCCTACATCAACATCGGCAACGCGGTGGCCATCGGCGCCAAGGTGTACTTCGGGCACAGCCTGGGCATCTCGGTCTTCGACGCAGCAGCCGGCACGCTGGTCAACGTGTGGACGCAGCTGAGCGGGCCCACCCCGCTCATCGGCTGGGTCAAGTCCCGCTTCATGGCGGCCTTCGCCCACCAGCTGTACGAGCTCCCGCTGGCCGGTGGGGCCATCGGGTCGCAGACGCCCTACTACACCCACCCGGACACCAACTGGCGCTGGACGGGGATCGGTGAGGCCCCGGCCGCGATCCTCACCTGCGGCAACTCCGGCGCCCTGGGTGCGGTGCACCGGATCACACTGGACCCTGGCACTGGTGGTGCCACGCCGACGCTGTCCTCGCCGGAGCAGATCGCAGAGCTGCCCCCGGGGGAGACGATCCACTCGATCTTCAACTACCTGGGCAACTACGTGGCGCTGGGCACGGCCCGCGGCATCCGCATCGGAACCTTCGATGCGTACTACGGGTTCTTCACCTACGGGCCGCTGAGCGTGGAGACCGCTGAGCCGGTGTACGCGCTGACGGCGCGCGACCGGTACTGCTACGGCGCGGTCACCAACGGCATCCTTGGCAAGTCCGGGGTGGTCCGCATGGACCTGTCGCAGCAGGTGGCCGAGAACCGCTACGCCTGGTCCTGGGATGTGCAGACGCACACCACGGGCAAGGCCAGTTCGCTGGCCTTCGTGGGGGACCGCCTGGTGGTGGGCATCGACGGGTGGGGTCACTACATCCAGAGCCCCACCCAGTACGAGCCGATGGGCTGGATCACCAGCGGCAAGATCCGCTTCGGCACCAGTGAGTCCAAGAGCTTCCGTCTGGCCAAGCTGCGGGCCACGACCAACTCCGGTGCGGTCACGCTGTTCGCGGTCTCCCCCTCGGGGGACCGCAACGTGCTGAGCCTGACCAATGCCACCAACACCAACGAGGACATCGACATCTCCTCGTCCATCGCACCCACGGAGTACGCCAGCTTCCGGCTGCAGCTGGCACCGGACACGGCGGGCATCAGCTCGCCTGTGGTGGAGGCCCTGTCCATCAAGGCCCTGCCGGCCGTGCGCCGGCAGCGGCTCATCCAGTACCCGCTCATGTGCTTCAACCGTGAGTCCGACCGCTACGGCGTCTCGCACGGGTACGAGGGTGCGGCCTGGGCGCGGCTGGCTGCGCTGGAGGAGCTGGAGGAATCCCAGGCCGTCATCATGGTCCAGGACTTCACCAGTGGTGAGACCTTCCAGGCCACCATCGAGAAGCTGCAGTTCACCCGTGAGGCCAGTCCCAAGCGCAAGCTGGACAACTTCGGGGGCATCGTCTTGGCCACGGTGCGGAAGCTGCTGTGACCGACCTGGAGATGCTGGCCAAGCTCAAGCTTGGCCTGCCGCTGACCTGTGCACCGCAGGCGCTGAGCGCCGTTCTGCGGGGCTTCCAGCGGCTACATGGACTCCCGCAGTCCGGTGAGGTGGACGAGGCCACAGTGGCCCTTCTGGGGCCTGCTGCGACCCATGGGCTGCTGCCCTTGTGGTGGCCGCACGACACCGAGCGGGTGGTGCGGGAACGGGTGGGGGATGAGCAGGCGCTCAGGCGCTGGCAGTCCGCCCACCGGATCAAGCCGACCGGCGTCTGCGATGAGCAGACCGCCCGAGCACTAGGAGACTGAGTGGCTCAGTACCGCAAGGCCATCGTGGCCGTCGTCACCTTCATCGTCTCGACCCTGACCGTGGCCCTGGAGGGCCACCTCATCCCCGAGGTGGCCGTGCCCTACGTGGTCGGTGTCATCACCCTGGCCGGCGCCTACGGCGTCTACAAGACGACCAACATCCCGGTCGAGACCGCCTGAGTCCTTACGGACTTTAGGGCGCTTTATCTGCCCCAGGTAAGACTGAGCCCCAGCCTCCCCCCTCGTGGAGGCTGGGGCTCTTTCTTGCGTTCAGTCGTTGGGGCCTTCGTCGCCCCAGCCGTGCTCTTCCTTCCAGCGTGTCTGGAAGTTGCCCAGCTTGTTCAGCCAGTACTCCGGCATGTCCTCCAGTGGCGGGTAGGCCACCTGCGCCATCTCAAGCTCCGAGCGGGGAACCAGGTGGACCCACTCCGTCAGTGAGCCGAGGACAAACTCGGCAAGGCGGACGGCGATGTAGTCCTGGTCCATGGACTCCACGCGCCCGACCGGGCATCGTCCTGACCGCAGTCCCAGTGCGGCCCAGTCGCCCACCTGCAGCGGGGGCCGGGGCTTGCTCTCGCTCATGACGCCACCTGCAAGTGGCGCACGTTGACACGCAGATCCTTGAACATGGCGCGGCCTCCAATAGCCCGGTTCCTTGCGTAGGAGTCGATGTCGATGCCCAGGTACTTCTCGGTCATGGCACCGGTGGAATGATGCAGCATCGCCTGCACCTGGCGCAGTGCGCCGTCGTAGCCGTCCTTGAGGCGCTCATCGAACAGGGCCCGAGCTCCACTGCGGCGCAGGGTGTGCTGGCCCTCACGCAGGCTCTTGCCGTTCTCATCGCGGATCGCCCAGCCCGCGCGCTCCAGGGCGCGCTGGATGTTGCGGTACCCCTGGGGATGCGGCCGGCCCGGCACGAGCACGCCTCGCAGCGTGCCCTGGTAGGGCATCATGACCTGGGCCGGGATGAGGTAGTCGTTCGGCCCCAGCTTGGCGACCTGGCTGCGGTACTCGCGGTGCCAGCGGCGCAGCTCCTGGGCCAGCTCCTCGCAGATCGGCATGATGTCGCGCTGGCTGGTCTTCTCCACCATGACGTGCATCTCGTGGTGCTCCAGGTCCACGTCCCGCATCCGCAGCTCCTGGATCTCGCTGCCTCGCAGGAACAGGTACAGCCCCAGGGCCACCATCATCCGGTCGCGCGGGTCCTCGGCCGCGTTCAGCAGTTCATCGAACTTGCTGGCCGGGATGCGCAGGTGCTTGCCCGGCATGACCTTGTTGCGGGTGAACCCATGAAGGGGGTCAGAGCCAGCCGGCATGTTGCCGCTGGCCACGGCCCACTTGAAGAAGACGGCCAGGGCAGCACGGTGATTGTTCAAGGTGCTGGCGCCGTCCAGCTGCTGACGGTGCTCGAAGAACGCCGTCATCTGGGACATGCCCACTTCCCTTACGGGCATTTCACCGACCACCTGGAAGAGGTAACGCAGTGCGCGCTCATGGTTGCGCAGCGAGTTGAACTTGTACCCCACGGCCCTCTTGTGGGCGAGGTAGTCCGTGATCGCTTGCGAGAGAAGGAGATCCACTGTGTGCTCCTGTGCTTGACTTCGCTGACATCACCGGACGGTAGGGGACATAGAGTCACCATGTCAACTCAGAGCAGCGGTCACCTGAGCAAGGGCTGACACCCCCGTTGCTGCTGGTGTCGGTTGTGTGGTGTCATGTACGTGGCGCTAAACCGCAGCGCCACCGACCCCCCACCTCTAACTAGGGAGCGCCCCTCATGCCCGCCAAGCTCATTCCCGATCAGGAAGTGAGTGCACTCCTGGACGCTGGATGGAGCCTGGTCCGCATCTCCGAGTGGCTGCGCACGGAGCGCGAGATCTCCGTGTCCCCGGAGGCCATCTCCATCTGGCGACGGCGACGGGGGATGCCTCGCATCCGGCCGGCCAGTGCGGTCGAGGTCATCCCGTGGAAGGTCCTGCCGCAGCACCGCTTCAAGCACGCGCTGGTCATGCTGCGCGCTGAGGCGCGCGTGCGTCGCGGAGAGAAGCTTCCCTCGGGCATCGGTGTGCAGCACGCCAACTGGAAGAAGCGTGTCACCGAGCGCAACCTGGTGGTGGAGTACCGACCGGAGACGCCCGAGGGCTTCTTCTACGTCCCCAAGCACGCGGGTGAGGACGTCACCCGGATGCCGAAGGTGATCACGACGCTGCGTGAGGCCGGGGACCGAGGGGACTAGTCGACCAGGTGACTAGGGAGGGGTAGCCCATTTGGGCTACCCCTTCACTCATTTCATGATCATCGTTACTTTCCGCTTGACACGGTGTAGGTTGTGCGTCAGTCTTCTAGCAGGCCGCTCCACGGGTGGGCCAGGCCGGCAGTCATCGTTCGCAGAAGGGCAACCCAGTGAGCACCATGATCACTTCTCCGACTGCGGTCACCATCGTCCAGGACGCCTCTGGTGACCCGAGCGTCACCATGATCGAGCCGGACGGTACCGAGGGCCGCACGCGGATGATCTGGGTGGCCGGCTGCGGGTACACCGCGGAGGTGGACGACAACGCCAGCTTCGAGGAGATCGAGCGTCTGCTGGACGTGATGGACCGCTGCAAGCTGACCTACGCCGAGCGCGATGAGTACGACGAGCCGCTGCCCGCCATGGACGCCGACGACGGCCTGGGGTTCAAGGTCTACTACCTCATGGAGACCGAGTGAGCCTGACCACGGTGGAGCTGCGCCCGCTGCCGCAGCACGCCAGCTACTCCCAGCTGACCAGCTGGCTGGACTGCGGTGAGCGGTACTTCCTCAGCCGGGGAACCACCCTGCCCGACCTGCCCAGCTGGGCCCTCATCGGTGGCAGCACCGTGCACGCGGTCACCGAGAAGATGGACCGCCTTCTCTACGGTGATGGTGTAGGTTGTGCAGGGGACGACATCCGTGAGATGTTCCTGGTCGAGCTGCAGGCGCAGCTCACCGAGAGCATGGAGCGTCACCACTGCACCGAGGCCGACGTCAAGGTGTCCGGCCGCGCCAGCAAGGCGTGGCCCGACAAGGAGAACCGGTCCTGGTGGGAGCACAACGGGCCGGCCATGTGCATGGCCTGGCGCGACTGGCAGGAGCGCACGCCCTGGCAGCTGTGGCAGACCCCCACTGGTGAGTGGGGGATCGAGCTGGAGCTGGAGGTGAGCTTCGGCGGCGGGCCCATCAAGCTCGCCATCGACCGGATCTACGAGGGCTGGGGACAGCTCATCGTGGTGGACCTCAAGAGCGGGCGCGAGCCCATGTCCATCTTCCAGCTGGGGCAGTACTCCGCGGCCATCGAGCAGGTCTACGGAGTGCGGCCGATGTACGGCTCGTACTGGATGTCCCGCACCGGGGAGAACACCGCGCCGGCCAGCCTGGTGCAGTACACCCAGAAGCACATCGACTCCGCGTTCCGCAAGTTCTCGGCGGCCAAGGAGGCAGGGATCTTCCTGCCCCACCCCTCGCAGTTCTGTGGCTCCTGCGGTGTGCGCGACTTCTGCTCTGCCAAGGGCACGCGCGCATCTGAGGTGCCGCGTCCTTACATGGAGGTGTAGGTAGTGGTGCGCGACGATTCCAGCCGACGCCTGGAGCGGAAGATCCACAAGACCAAGGGCCGGCTGTCCGCGCTCAAGGTGGCCCGGGACTCCACTGCACCCAACCAGTGGTGGGAACTGAGCGACCAGCTGGACGACCTGCTGGACGAGCTGCACAACCACCTGCTCAAGAGGGAGCTTCATGCCGACTCGTGAAGAGGAGCTCTGCCGGGAGTTCCTCCCCTGGGCGCAGAAGCTCGCTCGCCAGTTCGCCCGCACCCAGGCGGGCGACCAGTCCGCCGACTGCGAGTCGGACGCTGTGCTGGCCATGCTCATGTCCATCCGCTCCTGGGAGCCGGATGCCGGCCTGGAGATGCGCTGGTGGATCAAGCGCAACGTCAAGCACGCCCTGGTGGACGGGGTGCGCAGGCGGCTGGGCCGGGTGAAGCCTCAGAACCAGGAGGCTCGCGCCATGTTCAACAACCCGGACGACCTGCACAAGGAGCTGCCCGGCAAGAACGGGCAGACCGCCATGCTGCACGAGATGATCCCGGCCCCGGTGGCCGGTGATCTCACTGACTTCGAGCAGGCCGAGGTGCGTGTCGACGTCACCGCGATGCTGCCCGAGATGACTCCGAACCAGCGCGCCACCATCGGCGCCGTGTTCTGGGGTGGGCTGAACCAGCGTGAGTTCTCCGACCAGCGGGGCACTGGTGAGGCTGCTACCAGCAAGCTCATGCAGTCCGCGCTCAACAAGATCCGCAAGACCTACGCCCCGGTGTAGGTTCCGTAGAGGGGATGTTCATGACCGACTTCAACTTCCAGCTGAACACGAAGCTGCCGAGCGGTGCGCTCATCAACGTGCGGGCCCTGACCGCCGAGGAGTTCTCCGAGCACCTCACCCAGCTCAACGAGCTGGTCCAGGAGGTCGTGGACCTGGACGCCGCCCTGGTCGGCGCGAGCAACATCGCTCGTGGTGGCCTGACCGGCCAGCCCGTCAGTGCGGGCCCGGCTGCTGCGGCTCCCGCCGCTGCTGCTCCGGCCGGTGGCACCGGCCTGGGCAACGCGCAGGACCGCTGGGGCAACAGCTACCAGGCTGACCTGCCTGGTGCGCCGCTGACCCCGCGTGGTCCGGCCATCAAGCGGACCGCCACCAGCAAGGCCGGCAAGCCCTACTCGCAGTGGGCTGACCCGTGCGAGCACCCCAACTTCGTGGGGGACCGCAACCCGGCCGACAAGTACGAGCGTCAGTTCACCAACTGACATGCTGACTGCCTCGCGCGCCCTGCAGAAGGCGCGGTCCACGGGGCATCCGCTTCCCGAGGTGCCGGAGCTGGCCGCGCTGTACGCGGCCGGCTGCCGGCCCAAGCGGGGGCAGATGCTCCTGCTGACTGGGATGCCCAAGGCTGGCAAGAGTCTGTTCGGGTTGTGGTGGGCCAAGAAGATGGGGCTGTCCACGCTGTACGTGTCGGCCGACATGGACAGCCACGAGGCCCTCACTCGCCTGGCAGCCAGCGAGACCGGGACGCCCAGCGACAAGGTCGCTGAGCACCTGCTCGACGAGGACGGCGCGGAGTACTACGCCGATGCGGTGGAGGACATCCCGATCCAGTGGGTGTTCGACTCCGCTCCCAGCCTGTGGGATCTCGAAGAGGAGCTGGACTGCTACGTCGAGGCGCATGGGCACTGGCCCGAGCTCATCGTCATCGACAACCTCATGAACGTGGTGGGCGAGTCCGAGGGCGATGACCCCACGGTCGGGATGCAGGGGATTCTCAAGGCCCTGCACGGCCTGGCCCGGGAGACCGGGGCAGCCATCTTCGTCCTGCACCACGTCTCGGAGAACGTCCAGACCGATGCCACGATCCCCGCGCCCCGGCGCGGTGTGCAGGGCAAGGTCAGCCAGCTGCCCGAGATCGTCCTGACGGTCGCTCTCGATCCTCGCAACAACCGGTTCGGCGTGGCCTGCGTGGCCAACCGCGGCGGTCCCTGCGACCCGACCGGGAAGCTGTTCACCAGCCTCCGCTCGATCCCTGAGATGTGCCGGTTCACGGCATGGATCCCGACTCACTACTGAGGAGAACCGTGGGCACCAGCGGCGCCAAGGGTAGTGGCAAGATGTAGGTCATGGCACATCTGCGACGGCATCAAGTGGCGGAACGACTCTGGCAGAAGGTCACCAAGGGCGAGGGGTGCTGGATCTTCCATGGCAACCGCAATGCGGGTGGGCATGGCCGACTCATGGATGCCGAGGGTCGGATCGGGTATGCCCATCGGATCTCCTGGGAACTGACGAACGGCAGGCCTGTTCCCGAGGGGCTGCATGTTCGCCACACCTGTGACAACCCGCCGTGCGTGAGGCCCGATCACCTCGTGGTCGGTACCCATGCCGACAACATGAACGACATGGCTGAGCGTGGTCGGTCCGTTAAGGGCCGGGCGCCATGGCAGAAGCTCTCGGATGATGACGTGCGCGACATCCGCTCGCGCTATGTCCGCAACTACGAGCGTTCTGGACATAACTGGCGCAGCAATGCCGCCGTCCTGGCCGCCGAGTTCGGCGTCCATCCCCAGCACATCCACGACATCTACAACCGACGAGAGAGAGCCGATGTCTGTTAGCGGTGCCCGTGGTGGGCTCTGGGAGCGCAACATCCTGGACTACCTCCGCAAGGAAGGGCTCAACGCGGAGCGTCTGCGCCTGGCCGGCAAGGAGGACGAGGGTGACCTGGTCGTCCGCGAGCAGAGCCTGACCCACATCATCGAGGCCAAGGACGTCGCCCGGTGGTCGCTGCCTGAGTGGTGGCGCCAGGCCACCGTGGAGCGCGACCACTACGCCAAGCACCGGGGCCTGGACCCGGCGGACATCGTGCCGCTGGTCGTGGTCAAGCACCGGGGCAAGGCCACCAGCCAGGGCTGGGTCATCACGACTCTCGAGGAGTACTTCGCATGAGCGACAACAGCCTGATCACGCTGGTGCTTCTGGCCGAGGCGCTCATGGCGATGCTCGCCATCGGGTTGCTGAGCCGTAAGCCTCCCCGCTCGTGAGTGCCTACGAGTGGTACCTGGCGGCCGAGGAAGAGCGCCGCTGGCTGGAGGCGCTCTGGTCCGTGCCGGTGATCGAAGAGCCCGAGGAGTTCGTGCTCTGGTGAAGCGTGAGCGAGCTGACCTGGCCAAGGTGCTGGAGCACTACGGCATTGACTTCAAGGACCGCAGCGGCAACCAGCCGATCAAGTGCCCCGCGCACGATGACCGGTCGGCGTCGGCCTCCCTCAACCTCGAAGAGGGGGTGTGGCAGTGCTTCGCCTGCGGGAAGGCGGGTGACTCGATCACCCTCATCCAACTGAGAGAGGGTGTGGAAGTTGCTGAGGCCTTCGAGTTCGGCCAGGCGTTCGTCGCTGGAGGCACTGGCGCTGGAGTGCGAGCAGCAGCTGCCGGCCGCCGGCCCCTGGCTGGAGGCAAGGGGTATCGACCGCGCTACCGCCGAGAAGTTCCGGCTCGGAGTGGTGCCCGCAAGCCCTTCTCCTGAGCTGGCGCACCTGGTGGGCTGGCTGTCCATGCCGAGCCTGTCCAGGACTGGGGTGGAGGGGATCCGGTTCAAGCGGATCCGTTCCGGGGACGGGCCCAAGGTTCTGCCCCTGGCCACTGGGGACACCACCCGGCTGTACATGCCGCGGATCCTCTTCGAGCGGACCGCGGTCATGGCCATCACCGAGGGCGAGCCGGACGCCTGGGTGCTGAACCAGGTGGGCATCCCCGCCGTGGGGGTGCCCGGGGTGAACAACTGGAAGAGCCATCACCCGCGGATGTTCGCGGGCTTCTCCGAGGTGCTGGTCTTCGGAGACAACGACGAGGCCGGGCGGAAGTTCGCTTCCGCTCTCACCAAGGACATCCCGACCGCTCGTGCGGTCATCGTCGGCTCCGAGGGTGACGACGTGAACGACTACTACCTGGCGCATGGAGGACTCAATGGCGGAGCAGAAGCTCTCCGAGAGGCAGCAGGACTTGCTGCCTGAGATCGACTGGACCTTCAACCTCGATGAGGTTGAGGAGCTGTTCACCGATCACGAGTACACCTACGGCGCCGGTACCCCGGTGACGGTCAACGACCTGCGCCGGGTGCTGAACCGCCTGCGCAAGGCGGCCCTGGACTTCGAGGGCGGCGGGGTCGTCAGCTCCGGCCGGCTGGCCGTGGAGTCGGTGGTGGACGAGGAGTTCCTGGACATCCGGTACTTCCTGGAGATCGGCCACGAGTACCTGCACACCGGTAACCCCAGCCAGGGGCAGCTGCACTACCTGTACGAGGGAGACCTGCGATGAAGACCACGATCATCCCCGCTGACCTGCGTGGCCCGCTGGCGAACGCTGACCGGGACCCCGAGGACTACGAGGTGCGCAACGTGAAGCTGCGCATCAAGGCCAAGATGGGCTTCGTCGCGGAGAAGCGGCTGGACCACGAGGAGTTCGAGCAGACCGTCTGGGACCTGGTCCAGGACCGCCTGGACACCCTCGGCCTGCTCGACAAGCTGACGGTCTCGATCGCGTGACCGAGCTCATCCCGGTCATCAGCGATCTGCAGGCTCCCTACCAGGACAGCCGTGCAGTGGCCGCCGTGGCGGCCTTCATCGCAGACCGGAACCTCAACAGCATCTGTGTGGGCGATGCCATGGACGCACCGCAGATGTCGCGCTGGCACCGTGGTGCCCGGGGTGAGTACGCCGGCACCGTGGGGCGGGACCGCAACAAGACCGTGCAGCTCCTCAAGGATCTGCGGGTCAAGCACCTCACCCGGTCGAACCATGATGACCGGCTGGAGAAGTACATCGAGAACTTCGCCCCGGCCTTGAGCCGGGACCCGGAGCTTCCCGAGTTCCGCCTGGAGCACTTCCTCAAGCTGGAGTCCATCGGCTGCACCTTCCACCGGGAGCCGTGGTCTCCGGTCCCGGGGTGGCTGCTGCTGCATGGCGATGAGGGCTCGCTGTCGCAGACCCCGGGCACCACGGCCCTGGGCCTGGCCAAGAAGACGGGCATGTCGGTGGTGTGCGGGCACACCCACCGGCTGGGTCTGCAGCACCAGGCCGCCTCGTTCGGCGGCAAGATCCTGCGCCAGCTGTGGGGCCTGGAGGTGGGCCACCTCATGGATCTGCGTCAGGCCACCTACCTCAAGGCCGGTATCGGCAACTGGCAGCAGGGCATCGGCGTCCTGGTGGTGGACGGCAAGGACGTCACGCCCATGGCCGTGCCGATCAAGGACGGCAAGTTCTACTTCGACGGTCAGGTCTGGAAGGGATGACGGTGGACGCCTTCGAGAAGCGGTGCCTGTTCCGCATCTGGAAGAGCCGGATCACGAGCAACTGGTTCGTGGCCGGCCCCAGTAACAAGGTGGCCTACGCGCCCACCTTCCGGGCCGCCCTGGCCATCAAGGACGCCTGGCTGGACGACATCCGTGGCGTCCGTGTCTGAGGTCATCGAGCACCAGGACATCCGCCACCAGCTGCCGAAGATGGTTTCGGCCGCTGCGTGGCGGGTCTGGTCGAACTACTCCGAGTTCGTGGACCGCGACGACCTGGAGCAGGAAGGCTGGGTCTGGGCGGCCAGCAACCAGAAGAGCGTGGACCGGCTGCTCACCGGGCAGCCGGCACCCAAGCGGATGATGGCCACCCTCATGCGGTACATGGACCGCATCGCCCGTGAGGCCAAGGCGGCGGCCAGCGGGTACCGGGCCAACGATGCCTACTGGTACTCCAGTGCGGTCATCGAGATGGTCCTGGTGGAGGTCATGCAGGGCACCCACCACACGTTCGCGGTGAGTGAACGTGAGGAGCGGGTCGGCACCGTCGACCCCTCGCACGGCAACAACTGGCCGGTCATCATCGCGGACGTCATGCGGGCGTGGGCGCGGGTGGACCTGCCGGATGCCACCAAGACGGTGCTGGCCCAGCGGTACGGCTGCAGCCTCACGCTGGAGGCCATCGCGGAACTGACCAACCAGTCCCGCCGCACCGTTCAGCGGCGCATCGAAGAGGGCTTGCAGGCCCTGAGCGATGAGCTCAACCAGACCATCGACGTGTTGCGCGCTGGCGGGTGCTCCTTCGAGGAGCCCGAGCGTGGCGAGTTCCCCGAGGAGGACGAGTGAGCGAGCCCCTGACCCCCACCGACGAAGAGATCAGCTGGTGGGAGGAGGCCTACGCCGAGGGCGAGGAGGCCGAGGCCCTGCTGGAGTGGCTGTGCGAGTTCATCGAGGACTACGACGCCACGCTGCGCTTCGGCCGCTACGCGCCGGGGCTGGTCGAGAAGGCCAGCAACCTCACGCAGCTTCGGGACTCGTACGCCCGAGCTTGGGGACTGCTCGTGCCCGCACGGAGTTCGTGACCAGCAGCCCGTTGATCCCCTGCTCGGAGACCAGCCAGACCACCAGGCCCTGACCGAGAGCGTCCGCTGCGACATCGCACCAGGCCTCGGGCATCTCGGTCAGGTCACTGGGCCTGCGCAGGCGCTTCTCGATGGCGATGCTGACCATGCGCCGTCGAGGAGCGGGCAGGTCTTCGATGACGTGCGGACGCCTGGTCATGGTGGTACCTCCCGGTAGTGCGTGGTTACTATGGGTACCACACAGTGACCAGAGCGTCACATCGACACGCGCGTCCCCCCAGCGGGACTCGAACCCGCTCTTGCTCCTTGAAGGGGAGGCGACCTACCCATAGTCGATGGGGGGTGGGGCAGGGCGGACGGGAATCGAACCCGCGTTTGCCGGGATTGCGGCCCGGGTGTCCTTCCAGTTAGACGACCTCCCTACGGTCAGCGTCGGCTGATCGCCTCCATCTTGCGCACGATCCGCTGGTAGGCCGACTCGCAGTCGGCCTTGCTGCCCTTGGCGGGGACCTTACCCAGATCCTGGCCGCGGTAGGTCACGGAGACGGGCGTGTCGTGCAGCTCATCGAGCAGGCAGTCCGCGCCCATGGAGCGCAGCCGGGTGACCACGGCCTTCGGCGTGCCGGGCAGCCCGGCCCGGCGCCGGGCGCCACCACCACCAGTGCCCTTCATGGTGCCGGCCCGGTGCTGGTCGGGGTCCAGCCGGGAGGTGGCGTAGGTGGCGATGACGATGGGGACCTGGACGTCGCGCATCCCGACCACGGTCATGACGTCGCCCCGGTAGAAGCGCAGGATCGGGTAGCCCTTCTCCTTGGTGTCCATGCCGGCGATCTCGACGTAGCTGGGGTGACGCACCGAGGCCTTGACGATCTCGAAGTTGATCCCCTCCAGGGCCAGCACCTCCGGGTGCATGTCCAGGGGCAGGACGTCCGGCAGGCCGTTGCGGCACCTGTTCAGCAGGGCCGTGGCGACGTGGTCCACGTTGAGCTGGGCCCAGGCCGCTGCGACCTGAAACTCCGGCGGGAGCTCACGGTCGTACTTGCGCAGCGTGGACTCCTGCACCACGGGTGCAGGCTCACGGAACAGCTCGGGCTTGGCCGCCTTGGTGGCGGGCGTCTCCAGCACCTTGAGCGGCTGGGGCTCAGGTTGCGGTGCGGGCACCGGCTTGGGCTTGGCCGTCTCCTTCTTGCGCGGGACGGCCCGCTTCCTCGGCGCCGCCTTCTTGGCTGGCGCCTTCTTCTTCGGCGCTTCGAGGATCACCGGGTGGTTGTGGACCGTGATCCACCCGCCCTCGTAGGTGACCCGGTCCCAGTCCCCGTCGCAGCGGCGACGGGCGTCTTCGAGCAGGACGACTGGCACACCGGCCAGGCGTGCGGGGACCTTCATCGCACATCCTTCAACTAGGGGCTGACATTGAGTACCACGGACGGCACTGTTGGTGATCGCCTTTCCTGGGATGCCTGGGCTCTGGGCATCGCCACTGCCGTGGCCGAGCGCAGCGACTGCCTGCGCTCCAAGGTAGGAGCCGTCGTGCTCGACGCCGAGCACCGCGTCGTGAGCGTCGGCTACAACGGGTACCCGGCAGGCAGGGCCAGCTGCGGCACCCCGGGTGGGTGCCCGCGCGGGTTGCTCAGCCGTGAGCAACTGGCCCCTGGCTCTGCGTACACCGGGGTGGGGGTGTCCTCCCCCTGCCGGGCCGTCCATGCCGAGGCCAACGCGCTGCTGTACAGCGACCCGCTGCGCCGGCACACGCTCGTGGTGACGCGCGAGCCCTGCGACGGGTGCGAGGTGCTGCTGGCTGGCAGCGGTCTCGCCCGGGTGGTCTGGCCTCATGGTGAGAGAGACTACACGACTAGGTGACTAGGTGACTAGGTGTCTAGTCGACTTGTGTACTGGTCGCCTAGTGCACTAGGCTCCTGGTCATGACGAAGATCATCGCCGTGGCGAACCACAAGGGCGGCGTCGGCAAGACCACGACCGCCGTGAACGTGGCGGGTGGGCTGGCCCAGCGGGGCCACCGCACCCTGCTGGTGGACGTGGACGCCCAGGCCCACGCCACCTTCTGGTGGGCCGACGACCCCAGCGACGTGGCCCACGACCTGCAGGACGTGGTCATGGGGGTGCCGCTGGGCAAGGCCGTGCTCGGCACGCGCCTGGAGAAGCTGGACCTGCTGCCGGCGACGCTGACCCTGGCCCGCCTGGAGATGCAGCTGGTGTCCATGGTGCGCCGCGAGGACCGCATCAAGCGGGCCCTGGAGCCCGCGAGGGGGGTCTACGACTTCGTCCTACTGGACCTGGCTCCCAGCCTGTCTCTGGTCACCCTGGCGGCTCTGACGGCCGCTGACCACATCGTCGCCCCGGTCACGGCCACGAAGCTGGGCCTGGGAGGCCTGGGGGCCTTCCTGCAGTGGGTGGAGGACTACCGCGAGGAGCGGGTCATCACCGCTGACCTGCTCGGTGTCCTGGTCACGATGGTGGATGCGCGCACGCGCATCTCCACGGAGGTGACCACTGCCCTGCACGCGGCCGGGCTGCCCGTCTTCCACCAGCGCATCCCCCGCCGGGCTGCGGCGGAGGACCAGGTGGGCCGGCGCCTGGTGACGGGCGACGGTGAGGCCAACATGGTCCTGTCCATGGCGTACGACAACGTGACCACCGAGGTGCTGGAGAGGCTGGGCAACCGATGAGCAAGGACATGTCCGCGACGGAGATGCTGAACCTGAGCCTGCGCAACGAGCGCAGCAAGCGGTCAGGGCCCGTCGTCCTGGAGCCCCTGACCTACGTCAAGGTCGCGGCCTTCATCACCCCGCACCAGCGGGAGTGGATCAAGCGCCTGCCCTTCGAGCTGCACATGGACGGGGTCTCGGCCTCCGACGTGGTGCGCCTGGCCCTGCGGGTCCTGGAGAACCAGGCCCAGGCCGGGAAGATCGACCTGGCTCAGGAGCTGCGCGAGCAGGCCCACCGTGACGCCAAGCACTTCCCTGGCCGCCGCAACCGTGGGCTTCCCAGCTAGCCCACCGCAGAACTGCTCCTGAGCGGCCCTGTGGGCCGATCTCCGGGCAGATCGCACCAGCCGCGCCCCTCCATACCGGTGGCAAGCCCCGAGGCACGAGGGGCGCGGCAGCAGCTCGCGCGGAGCGCGCTACAGGCGCGGGGTGTTGCTCGCCCAGATGTTGAACAGTGGGGACCACTGGTCGGGAGCTGGCTCCCGGCCGCACACCAGTGCATGGCGGAAGCGGGCCATCGACAGCGCCTGTCCTTGCCTCGGACGGTGGGCCACCCCGTCCTTGGCGTACCACTGGTCCTCCGCTGGCAGCTTGGTTGCCGGGATGCGACCTGGGTCGAGGGCGACCCACTTGCCCTTGATCGTGCGGAACCAGACCAGGAGTCCGCCACAGCGCGAGCATGGGGTGCCAGCAGGCTCGCCCATCGGGTCCCAGTCAGCTGGATCCACTCGCTCTGGCTCGGTGACTTCCTGCAGCCCCATCAGCGTTAGGCAGTGGGTGCACACCGGCATGGTCACCCCTAGCCGTTCCCAGGTCACCACATCCCGTGGGCCTTGGCAGAACGAGCACCTCATTCGGTCTTCCCTTCGGTCGCCGCGCGGTACGCGCCGCGCAGATCGAAGTTATTCGTCGTACCCCTTGACGTGAGCCGCCAGTCTGGGGTATCCGCGCGCGCGCCTGCGGGTTTTGGGTGGTTATAGGACGGTTTGTAGGACACCAGTGTCCGGCCTGGATGGCCTGTTTTGTCCGGCCTAACGGTCGATTTTGTCCGGCCTGGATCCAGGCCGGACACTTTGTCCGCCCTGGATGTGTCACCAGTCGGTCGACGCAGAGTCATGTTCAGGTCCCAGACGACCGGCCGGTACCGGGGGTCGTAGTGGCTCACCAGCTCCTGGTCGCCCCGGAAGATGAGCCCCATCTCCTCCAGCTCGCGCAGGTGCCGGCGGACGGTGCGGTCGCTGCAGCGGGCGCGGTGAGCGATCTCGGTCTGCGCCGGGAAGGCGGCGGTGCCGTCGCTGGCGGCCCGGTCTCCGAGGGCGACCAGGATGACGACCTTCGTTGGGTCGTCCACGGGGGCGTCTTGGAGCGCCCAGAGCATCGCTGCGAGGCTCATTGCCGAGCCCCATTCAAGGGGGTGTTGAACATGGCGGCATGGACGGGTACCTTGGTACCCGCCACTACTCCTTCGCACGAGTAGGCACTGCACTAGCCCCCGCTCACAGGCTGGCCGGCCTGCGGGGGCTTTGTGCTGTCTGGTGTCCGGCGACACGGGATCGCCTAGGGGGGTCACTCCCGCGTCACCGAACGTCGATCACCGTACACCATGTTGGCGGCGAGCAACACCAATACCAACAGTTTCGCTGCGTGACGATTCGGTGTACTCTCCGCGATCATGAACGCGGAAGACCTTGCGACGCAAGGGATCTGAAACTACATGAGAATCGTTATCGGCGCGCTGCTGTGGCGACTAGTCAACTGGATGGACAAGAGAACTAGTTAACTAGTTCACTGGTCGACTAGTCAACTAACTCGCTAGTCGACTAGTTTCCTGAACCTTGCGCTCGAACTGCGCCCAGGTGTTTCGCAGCGAGCGGTACTCGCTGGGGGAGGACGGCATCGGCATCATGAACGTGCCGTTCGGCCGGCAGATGTACGGGTGCTTGCCACGCGGGCGCTTCTCCACGGTGTACCCGCGGGCCTCGATGGCCTTCATGAACTCCCGGACGGTGTGCGGGGCCCGGCTCACGCCAGGGCCTCACGCAGCTTCGGCAGCACGGTGGCGTTCCAGCGACGCCGGATCGTCTGGGGAGTGCAGCCCAGCCGCTCGCCGGCCTCGTCGGAGGTCTCCTCCAGCAGCTTGGACCACGCGGTGTCCCGCATGGCCTGGTTGGGCAGTGCATGGATGGCTGCCCGGACCCGCTCGGTGGTGAGCTGGCGCAGGACGTCCACCTCGGCCGATGCCGCGGTGTCCATCCTGTCCTCCACGACCTGGCGCACCTGCTTCTCCAGGCCGTCGATCCACACGGCCGGGGCCACGGACTTGTTGTTGCCCTTCGGGCCCAGCCCGAACGTGGTCCCCGTCATGGACACCCGGATCACGCGCCGCTTCACGATGAAGCTGGCGAGCTTGTCCAGGTTGTCGCCGGGCCGCTTCACGGCCTGGCGCCACAGCTCGATGCGCGCCTCCTGGGCCAGGTCTTCGGCCGTGGTCTGCTCGGTGGCGTACATGCGGGAGGCGTTCTTCACCAGCCCCTCGTGACGGGCCACCACTTCTTCGGGGGTCACGCTGCTGCCTTCGTCTTGGTCGGTACCAGTGCACGCCGGGCGGCGTGCTCGATCGTGGACCGGCTCCCACTGGGGGCGCGGCACGGCCGGCCCTTGGGCGAGCCGCAGTGCGGGCAGGCGTACTCCCGCTCCGGCTTCCACTTCACCTTGCTGGCGTTGGCGTGCAGCCTTCGGCCGTCGATGTAGCCCACCTCGCGCTTCACCAGGTCGACCGCCAGCCCGTACAGCTGGTCCCACTTCTCCCGGTGCCGGTGGCGCAGGATGGTGGTCACCACGTTGCGTCGACGGTGCCAGTCCGGGTACGCCCCACGCATCTGCTCCATGAGCGTGTGGTACTCGGCCTCGTAGACGTGGCGCAGCCGGCCGACAGCCATGCTGCTGCTCTTGCTCTTGACGTACGCACGCAGCGGCGACTCAGGCACCGCGCTGCTCCATCGTCTCCCACCCACACGCCGCGTATCCAGCGATGTCGACGTAGGTGTCCTTGGTGGGGAGGTTCATCCCTCGGGCGATCTTGAGAAGGATCATCATGTTCGCCACGTCGCCCGGCTTGATCTTCTTGAGGCGTCGGTTGGCGAGGTAGATGGTCCAGTACTGCGCGATCCTGTCGAAGTTCTCCATGGGGGTCCCGTAGTGGGTGTTGCGATCCCCATGGATGGCCTCGCTGGCCTCGTTCAGCACGTCCGCACGAGTGGACTTCTCAGGCACTGCGTCGCTCCGTCTTCTGCTCCTGCGTGGTCAGGTGGAAGCCACCGCACCAGTTGCAGTAGTAGGCGCGCTGGGGCTCCCAGTCGTCGCCGGATGGGTGGCGGTTGGCGTGGCCTTCCACCTTGGCCGCCGCGATCTTGGCGGCCAGCTCGTCGCGGTAGCGCGGCTTGCCGCTCCTGCACCGCTTCACGGGTGCCTCCTTTCACACGGGCAGCCCCTGGTGGGGCAGCCGGGGGTCTTGGCCTGGTCGAGATGGATGTCCCACGGGTGCCGGCACTCGCACATGGGCCGGGTGCTCTTGTCGAGCTCGGCCATGCGCTCGGCCAGCTTGGCCGCGGGCAGGACACGCACCACCCCTGCGCACGGTCCACCAGCCACCAGCGCGGCCTTGACGGCCTCGTTGGAGGTGGCGAAGAATCCGTAGGGGAAGGTGAGCGTGTCCAGTTGCGCGCCGAAGACGTACCAGTCACGTTGCTGGAGTAGGGCGTACGCCTCCTTGAGGATGGCGTCCGCGAGCTTGTCCCCGTCAGGGAAGTCAGCTTCCAGGAGTGCCAGAATCCGGGCGCGTTCATCCTTGCGCGTTCGGATTGCCATGGCCTCTCCTCCCTCTCCTGTTCGGTGCGTCCAGCCGCACAGCACTACCCCACAACCTACACGTAGCTGTGGGGTAACGCAACGCATCTGGGCTAAGACACCTTCTCGCTCACGTAGCAGACCACGATCAGGATGATCACCAGGAGCACGTTGACGTCCACTAGCCGGCCGCCTTGAGCTCAGGGTTGACCAGCTTGATCAACAGGGGCACGAGCTCCTCCAGTGCGTTGGAGTCCTCCAGCAGGATGTCCTGCCGGCTGTCCTCGTACCGCTCCCACTGCTTGTCGGACCAGGACTGGTCGTCATGCACGGGCAGGTCGTCCTGGTAGTCGCGCGCCTCCTCCAGGTCGGCCATGGCGTTGACACGCTTGCCGTACTCCTTGAGGACCCTCTCGATGAGCTTGCGCTCGTCGTCGGTCAGGTTCACTCGTCCTCCTCCATGTCGAAGTCGCACGTCAGTACCGTGATCCGGCGCCCCTCGCGCTCCAACTCAAGGTCAGAGCAACGCGGGCAGTAGGCGTTGACGGCACCCATGACGTAGCGGTGGCCGTCTGCCAGTGCGGACGGGTCGATGCTCATGCCTCCGCCACGCTGTACCCGCACGGGCAGGACGTGACGCTGGCGGACGCAGCAGCAGCGGCCGAGCCGTCGCTCACGTAGCCGACGCCCACCGGGCTGGCGCCGAAGCACTTCTTGCAGATGTAGCCATGAGTCATGCGTCTCATCTCCTCTCAGGTCTGCCGTCTGGCAGCCAACGCGGTCCACGGGTCTCCCCGTGGGCCACGCAAGCGGTCAGCGCTCCAGGCGGGCCACGGCCCAGCCATCCGGCTCGGCCATGCCGTGGAAGTACTCGAACGGGCATCTTGCGCTCGGGACGGGCGTCATGCCCGTCACCACGTCGTCGTCCCAGGACAGGCCACACTCACCGCACGTCGTGGCGGTGGGCACCTCGTCCAGGTACACCGGGACCACCGGGTGGTCCTCGGGCACGTCGCACGGGTCAAGCTCGGTCCGGTGGGACACGAGCGCGACGTAGATGCCGGGCGTGTCCAGGATGTCCTGGGCCATGCCCCCGGCGAGCTGCTCGGAGGGGTGCATGATCGGGCCGGTGTAGCGGTCCTGCATCGAGTAGCCGCACAGCAGCTCCCAGCGCATCGACTGCAACTCGCCGTCGTACAGCTCGGGTGCGTACACGTCGCGTGGGCCTTCCACGACGATGCCACCCGGCAGAACCTCCACCGGGCAGTCAAACTCCATCGCCTTGTTCAGCTCACTCGCACGGGTTGCCAGCACGGGTCGCTTGATCAAGCTCAGGGTCATGCGTCTCAGCTCCTCTTGTGTGCTCTTACGGTTGGTCTGACGACCAACACGGTCCACGGGGTGACCCGTGGGCCATGCAAGTGGTCAGAGGTGTTCGGCCACGTACTTCTCGGCTCCGGCCTCGTCCTTGAAGTGGGAGTGCAGGTCGTCGTCCAGCTCCTCGCACTGGTCGCTCTGCTCCCCGCACTCCTGGTCGCCTTCGGCGTGCCCGGCGATCCACGACTCCGCCCAGGTGCTGTGCCCAGCGGCCTTGAAGATGCGTGCGAGGGCATCGGCCTCGGAGCACGTCAGCTGGGGGCCCACGTCATAGGCGACATGCCAATCCATCCCGGCCCAGGCGTCCACCGCTTCCGCAATCGCCAGAAGCTGCGCGACGGTCCTGTCTTCGGTCATGCGTCTCATCTCCCTCTCAGTGGTGCCGATCTCGGATGATCTGGCAGCCAACGCACCCCGCCCCCGGAGGGACGGAGCACGCAAGCGGTCAGCTCACAGGGCCCAGAAGACCCAGATGCCCCCGCCGGGGGTGTCGATGGAGTACAGGTCTTCCGAGAACAGGGTGCGGGCGTACTTGTCCCAGTCGACGTAGTCGGCCAGGGGGTGACGTTCGGTCTCGCGGTCGTCGTACCCGACCCACGACTTGCGCTTGGGCATGGACAGCAGGCCGGTCTCGGATGCGAGGTCTTCGGCGTACTCCTCCTCCGAGGACCAGTGCCCGCGGAACTTGTCCGTGAACTCGTCCTGAGAGGCGGACGTGAAGGTCTCGCCCGTGTAGTCGACCCATGCGATGAAGGCATCCAGGTCGATCCCGGCAGCCTCCACCTCGGCCATGGCCTCGGCCAACTCCTGTGCCGTCGCGGGGGAGCATTCCCCCTTGAGGACGCCGCGGAAGCCGTCGTGGTCCATGACCCACAGCTCCTCGTGGGACGTCGGTCCCTCGTGGATGTGCTCGGGGAGGACGTCGTTAGCAACCTCGGCGTCCTGCCAGCAGCCCACGAGAGCCCCGCCGTTGTAGCAGGCGAGGCACCCGATCCAGACACGCGGTGTGTCGGTGGTGGTGGTCATGCGTCTCACTCCTCAGTGTGCGTCGGGGTTCCGCCCCGTGCGGTGGTCTGAGCGACCAACCCGGTCCCACGGGTCACCCCGTGGGCCAGGCAAGCGGCTCAGCTCCGGTCGCAGCTGTCGATGGTGACCGGGTGCCAGCCCGACTCTTCGACGGACTCCACGGACACGTCCCCGTCCGCAGAGTCGAAAACCCCGCCGACGTCGAGCTGCAAGAAGTCCATGGGGTCTTCCTCGTCCAGGTTGCGGCGGGTCTTCACCACAACCTCCATCCGCACGGACAGGGTCAGGGTGTAGGTGCGCTCAGGGCGCTGGATGCCGTGGTCCGCCAGGGCGTCCCACAGCTCATCCACCTCGCCACCGATGGCCTCCTCGTGCTCCTCCACCGCGCTGGCCACGCCCTCACGGACGGAGTTCAGCTCGGTGTAGGCCCGGCGGTAAGAGTCC